CTTAACTGGTGGTGTTGATTATTCTGCCTCGGGTGGAATGAAGCCAACGTTAGGAAATCTTGTGACCTCATACAATTTATTCTCAAACAAAGATGAGATTCAAGTTGATTATCTGATTATGGGTCCTGGATTTGATAGTCAAACGGATTCTCAGGCAAAAGCACAACATCTAATTTCTATTGCGGAACAAAGAAAAGATTGTGTTGCTGTAATTGGACCCCACAGAGCAGATCTGATTAATATTACAAATACAACAACACAAACAACAAATCTCATCAAGTACTTTAGTTCTCTAAACTCTTCATCATATGCGGTGTTTGATAGTGGATATAAGTATACTTACGATAGATTTAATAACAAGTTTGTATATATTCCTTGCAACGCTGATGTTGCAGGTCTAATGTGCCGCACCAATATCGTTGCATATCCTTGGTTCTCTCCTGCTGGACAGCAAAGAGGAATTATTAATAATGCAATCAAACTTGCATATAATCCAAATAAGGCCCAAAGAGATCAACTCTATCCACAGAGAGTCAATTCAATTGTAACTCAACCTGGTATTGGAACTCTTCTTTTTGGAGATAAAACTGCTCTTGGATATGCATCTGCATTTGACAGAATCAATGTTCGTCGCTTGTTCTTAACAATTGAACAAGCACTACAAAGAGCTGCTCAAGCACAACTGTTTGAACTGAATGATGAACTGACCAGAGCAAACTTTAAGAATATTGTTGAACCTTATCTTCGCGATGTTCAAGCAAAGAGAGGACTTTACGGATTCTTCGTTGTTTGTGATACAACAAACAACACTCCAGATGTTATTGATAATAATGAATTTAGAGCGGATATTTTCTTAAAACCAGCAAAATCTATCAACTACATAACTCTTACTTTTGTTGCAACTCGTACAGGAGTAAGTTTTGAAGAAGTTGCAGGTACTGTTTGATATTATTATTCAATAAATAACCTAAGGAGGTAACGACCGTGGCAAGACTCAAAACAATCTCTCAATTTAAGAGTGCTCTAAGTGGTGGTGGTGCTCGCCCCAATCTATTTGAAGTTGAATTAACAACTTTCCCCACCGGAATTAGTTGGGATGCTGATAAATTTAAGTATCTCTGCAAAGCAGCTGCTCTACCTGGATCAAACGTTGCAAGTATAGATGTTCCTTTTAGAGGAAGAACTTTTAAAGTTGCAGGCGACAGAACCATTGATGCTTGGACCGTAACTATTATTAATGATGAAGACTTCAAACTCAGAAGAGCATTTGAATCTTGGACTGAACTGATTGCAAAACTTGATAATAACTTGGGCGCAACAAATCCGGGAGCATATATGAGTAATGCAACTGTTTATCAACTCGGAAGAGGTTCTCAGATAAACAGTACTACTAATGCAGGTGCAGATAGTTCAGTTTTAGCTGCTTATAAGTTTGTTGATATTTTCCCAACAAGCGTATCGCCAATTGATTTATCTTATGATAGTGGCGATACCATTGAGGAATTTACCGTAGAATTCCAGGTTCAATCCTACGAAATTATAAATTCAGCGACAGCATCTAAAGTCTGATAAATAGACAAAAGGCAACGAACAAAATAAATTATGGCAAGATTATTTGGATTCTCTATTGACGATAACGAACCACTATCTCCAAGTACAGTCAGTCCTGTTCCTCCTAATAATGAGGATGGGACTGACCACTACCTGAGTAGTGGTTTTTTTGGTTCTTATGTAGATATTGAAGGTGTATATAGAACAGAGTTTGACTTAATTAAAAGATATCGTGAGATGGCACTTCATCCAGAATGCGATAGTGCTATTGAAGACATTGTAAATGAAGCCATTGTATCGGATACAAATGATACTCCTATTGAAATTGAACTTTCAAATTTGAATGCTAGTGACGGAATTAAAACTAAAATTAGACAGGAATTTAAATATATTCTTTCTCTTTTAGATTTCGATAAAAAATCTCATGAAATTTATAGAAATTGGTATATTGATGGAAGACTATACTATCATAAAGTGATTGATTTTAAGAATCCTCACGAAGGAATTCAAGAATTGCGTTACATAGACCCAATGAAGATGCGGTATGTAAGGCAACAGAAAAAATCCGAAAAAGATAATTATAGATTGTCAAATGTTAATAGTGACAATCCAATGGATTTTGAATTTCCTCAGATTGAAGAATATTTTGTTTATAGCCCAAAATTAACATATCCAACAGGAAATCCATCTTCTATGGGAGGATCTCAGGGCATCAAAATGTCTAAAGATTCTATTACATATTGCTCTTCTGGTCTAGTAGATAGAAATAAAGGATCAACACTTTCATATTTACATAAAGCAATTAAGTCTCTTAATCAACTTAGAATGATTGAGGACTCTCTTGTAATTTATAGATTGTCTCGTGCTCCAGAAAGACGTATTTTTTATATTGATGTTGGCAATCTACCCAAAGTAAAGGCAGAACAATATTTGCGCGATGTGATGATGCGTTATCGCAATAAACTTGTTTATGATGCTTCAACAGGAGAAATCTGGAGGTCAGAACCTTGGAGAAATTACAGATATTGAATACTTTAAGAAAAAACTTTATCGTTCATTAAATGTTCCCCCATCAAGAATGGATGGAGAAGGTGGATTTAATCTTGGAAGATCTTCTGAGATTCTTCGTGATGAAGTTAAGTTCAGCAAATTTGTTGCTCGCTTAAGAAAGAGATTCTCATATATGTTCCATGATATGTTGAGAACTCAATTGATTCTTAAAAATATCATAACCCCACAAGATTGGGATACTATGGAAGAACATATTCAATATGACTTCCTCTATGATAATCACTTTGCAGAACTTAAGGATGCAGAACTTCTTAATGAAAGATTGAATATGGTTCAGGTTGCAGAACCTTATGTTGGAAAGTATTTTTCCCAAGATTATTTGAGAAGAAAGATTCTTCGTCAAACTGATGAAGAAATTATTGAGCAAGATAAGATTATGAAAAAAGAAATTAAAGATGGCATTATTCCAGATCCCAATATGCCAATAGATCCAAATACCGGAATGCCTCTTGGTCCAGAAACTGCAGGAATGGATTTGGGACAACCCGTTATGGAACCAGAAATTAACCCATCTATAACAGAGCCAAATGCGAAAGTAGCAGAGATGCCTAAGGGTGGAGAGATATAAATAAAGAAAATTACTTAGGTATTAAAAATGGATGACCTTCTTGATATGATTGTTTCGGACGAATCACCTTCACAAATCAGCGACAAGATTAAAGAACTTCTTTTTACAAAGTCGGCGGAAAAAATTGATGAATTTCGTCCTGCAGTATCAAATTTAATGTTTAATGGAGACTCCGAAGAAGTAGAGGAAGAATGAAATCATTCAAGGAATTCATCTCAGAATCAGTAAATATTTCTGGAAATTTTAACGGAAATCTTTATATCAATTCAAACCAACCAGAACAACAACAAGTTGGTGAAGAATATGTTGCAGATATTTTATGGAAAGGTAGTCTTTATCGAATGGAATTAATATCTAAAACTGGAATTCCTTCAAACAGAGATTTGGGAGAACAACTGCAGAATGATTATCCAGGAGCTGTTGTACAACAGATTTATCCAGTAGAAGAAAAGAATTTAAATATCAAAAACGCAAGAAGATATCACCCATCAAAACTAGAGTGGATTGATTAATGGCTCAGTGGAATATAACAACACAAGATTATTTAAATCAAGAGAGAAGTCTCTTTGAGGTTAATGGTGTTGCAACTAGAGATGGTAAAATTGTAGATGAACTCAATAGATTTCCAGTAACCATAAACTCAGATGCTTTTGGAAGAACAAGAGTATCAAATCCACTTACACTTTTTGATAGTTCTCACAGGTATAGAGACAATAATCTTTGGGATAGTTTGATTGTAGGAACTGGTTCTACAGTTGGATTTGTAACTACACAAGGTTTAATTAATATAGGTATTGGAACTACAAGTGGTTCATCAGTTGTCAGAGAAACCACAAAGGTATTCTCATATCAACCAGGAAAATCATTACTAGTATTGAATACTTTTGTAATGAATTCTCCAAAGGAAAATTTAAGACAAAGAGTTGGATATTATGGTGCCGATAATGGAATTTACCTCCAAGTTTCTGGTATTGGAAGCACCTCAATAAGTTTTGTAGAAAGAAGTCTATCAACTGGAACAGAAACTATAGTTCTACAACCATCCTGGAATATTGATAAGTTAGATGGAACTGGTATTTCTGGATATACATTAGATATTTCCAAAGCACAAATTATGTGGACTGACATTGAATGGTTGGGACTTGGAACTGTAAGAGTTGGATTTGTAATTGATGGTAAGTTTATTCATTGCCATTCTTTTCATCACGCAAATATTATCCAATCAACTTATATCACAACTGCATCATTACCTTTGAGATACGAGATTGCAAATACTGGAATTACAACAAGTTCAAGTGTTCTCAAACAAGTGTGCTCTTCTGTAATTTCTGAAGGTGGTTATGAATTGCGTGGATTGCAACAGGCAGTACAAACTCCAATTACTGCACCAGTGGATTTACCAACTCCAGCAGGAACTTTTTATCCAGTTATTTCTATTCGTCTTAAATCTTCTCCCAATAGATTAGATGCGATTGTTATTCTAACAGCACTATCATTAATGGGAACTGGAAATGGTCCCGAATATAATTGGCAAGTAAGAGCATCTGCAACTACAACTGGAGGAACTTGGGTTGATGCTGGTGCAGATAGTGCAGTTGAATATAAGATAGATGGTGGTGCAGTGAGTGGTGGAAGAGTATTAGCATCTGGATTTTTCTCCTCAGCAAATCAATCGCAAGCATCTGTAGATATTCTTAAAGAAGCACTCTTCAAGTTTCAGTTAGAGAGAAATGGATTAACTGGAACACCTTATGAACTAACTTTAGTTGTTGCATCCGATACTGCAGGTGCCGATGTCTTTGCTTCGCTTGATTGGGAAGAAATTAGCAGGTAATTATTAAAATAATAAATAACTAATAAAGTCTTTATTATACAAATGCAAAGAACAAAAATAATTGAATCTGAAGTCTCAACCGCTACTAGTACAGGTGCTGCAACCAGTATCGGTAGTGCTAGTTGTGTGAGACTTCATAATAATACAACAGGTATTGTTACGGTTGGGGTTTCAACTCAAGTTGGGGCAGCAACTACAGTATTTTTTAGTATGCCAGGAAGTTCAGTGGAATTTTTAGAAAAATTCCCTTCGGATGTTATTTGGACTTCCACATCAATTAAAGCATCAAAAGTAGGATTCACCAACTAAGAAAAATGAAACTTATCACCGAAGAAATAGAATCAGTAGAAGTTCTTACCGAAACTGTTAATGGTAAAAAAACTCTTTATATTCAGGGAGTATTTTTACAAAGTGAGTGTGTAAATCGCAATGGAAGACTCTATCCATTTTCAATTATGGAAAGAGAGGTGAAAAGATATACTGAAAATTATGTTCAAAAAGGAAGAGCTCTTGGAGAACTTGGACACCCAGATGGACCAACAGTAAATTTAGATAGAGTTTCCCATAAAATAACTTCTCTAACTTGTGAAGGTAAAAACTTCATCGGTAAGGCACAAATTCTTTCTACTCCAATGGGAAAGATTGCAGAATCTCTTTTAAATTCTGGAGTATGTCTTGGAGTTTCTTCTCGTGGTATTGGTTCATTAAGAGAAAATCGTAGTGGTTATAAAGAAGTTGGTGAAGATTTCATGTTAGCAACTGCCGCAGATATTGTTGCAGATCCTTCTGCTCCCGATGCATTTGTTCAGGGTATTATGGAAGGTGTCGAATGGGTCTATGATGCATCAAGAAATGATTGGTTAATCGAAAATACAAAAAATAAAATTAATTCTTTAGTGGATCAAAAACTACTAGAAGATTATAAGCTTTCGTTATTCAATGAGTTTTTAAACTCACTGTAATTTATTAAAATATAAATAAATATAGTTTATAACGTAAGGTTAAACGGAGAGTTCAAATGTCTCGTGGAGATTTACAAGAAATGGAAATAGGCACTAAGCAATCCAAAACCGCTGTTAATGCGAATGCCAAAGCAGCGGATGCGATGCCACATCTATCTGGTTCAACACCTGGTCAAACTGGTGGTTGGGAAGATCTTGGGGGACCTACTCCCCAGAACTATAAGTCTGATGATGATTCAGCAAAACTTAAAACACCTGGCGCAACCCTTAAGCAAGTTAAGGATGTTGTAAATAAAGGTGCTAAAGCAGCTGAACCTATGAAAGAGGAAGAAGAACTTGAAGATGAAGATCTTATTGATGAAGAAATTGATGAAGATGATTTAATTGAAGAGGAAGCAGAAGAGGAAGAAGAAGAGAAAGCACCTAAGAAAAAAGCAAAGAAAGACGAAGACGAAGACGAAGACGAAGACGAGGAAGAAGAGGACGAAGAAGAAATGAAGGAAGAGTTTGACATCGAAGAAGATGTTAATGCTCTTTTAGAAGGTGAAGATCTTTCTGAGGAATTCCAAGAGAAAGCACGTACTATCTTCGAGGCTGCTCTTCGTTCTAAAGTATATGATATTAAAGAAGCACTTGAAGAGCAGTATGTCATTGCACTTACAGAGGAAGTAGAAGAAATTAAATCTATTTTGTCTGAACGTGTAGATGCATACCTTGAGTATGTTGCTGACGAGTGGATTCAAGAGAACGCACTCGTTATTGAACAAGGTCTCAAGACCGAAATGACTGAATCATTCCTCCAAGGAATGAGAGGTCTTTTTGAAGAACATTATGTATCAATCCCTGAAGAAAAATATGATGTGCTTGAGAGCATGGTAGAAAAACTTGATGAAATGGAGACAAAACTCAACGAGCAAATTGAGAAAAACGTTTCCCTTAACAAGCGTCTCGCAGAGTCGGTTGCTGATGGAATCTTTGAACAAGTTTCTGATGGTCTTGCAGACACTCAGAAAGACAAGCTCGCTTCACTTGCCGAAAGTGTTGAGTTTGAAAGTGAAGAAGAATATCGTGAAAAACTGGAGACTTTGAGAGAATCATATTTTCCCTCAAGAGTAGTTTCTCCATCTGCAAGAACTGAAACCCTGTCGGAGGGTCTAGAAGCTACACCCGAATCTTATTCGGATTCAATGGCTGCATATCTGAAGACTCTTTCAGCATTCGGCAAATAATTGAATTTAATATAATTCAAACCAAAAAACAAACACTTAGTAAAAGGTAAACGCAAATGTTTCAATCAGAACATCTGCAGGAAAAGTGGGCACCTCTTCTCAACTATGAGGGTCTTGATAAAATCAAAGATTCGCATCGTAGATCGGTAACCGCTGTCCTGCTCGAAAACCAAGAAAGATTTTTAAGAGAAGAGCAAGCATTCCAAGTTGGAAATCTTTCCAACCTTATGGAAGCTCCAACTAATTCAACCGGTACTGGTGGATTCAGTGGATCCGCAGCTGCTGGTGGCCCTACCGCAGGTTTTGATCCCGTACTGATCTCGCTGATCAGACGTTCAATGCCTAACCTGATCGCTTATGATATTGCAGGCGTTCAGCCAATGAGTGGTCCTACTGGACTCATCTTTGCAATGCGTTCGCGCTACGCTGACCAAAGTGGTGCAGAGACCTTCTATAATGAAGTAAATAGTGCATTCTCAGGTCAAAATTCAGCATTCGATAATGTTGGATTTGCTGGTACTTCTGTTGGTATCGGTACAACTAATCAGGCTGGTTCTAACCCATCAGTTCT